GTGACCGAATCCACCGCCTAGGCCGGGTAGCTGCGTCAACAGTCCCGGCTTTTTTTGTACGTACAAATAAACAGAACCCCCCCCCCTTTTTTCTATGAAACGAGCCTCAGAAGACCAATTCAACGAGCTACATGGCCTTGTTACAAAAGAGTTGGCTAAACGCATCCGTATGGGTGAGGACTGCTCTACAGCAGACATTAAAGCAGCCATTGACTGGCTATCCAAAAACAACATCACGGGGTTGCCAGCTTCTGGGTCACCCCTTGCATCTTTACTAGCCTCTCTTGAAGTTGACATTGAGGATGTGGAACGTGCAATCCGATGACACAAACATGTCTGAACAGATACGAGGGGCCGTACTTGCTGGAGTAGCGGCCCTTGCGGGGTGGAGTGGAATTACCACAGTCAGCCTTTTAATTCAAAGCTCTTCCCTTGGAGCACACATTCAGCAGATTGAAAAGCGGTTGGAAACAAGTGTCGCCGATCAAACGCGAGCACAACAAAGCCTTACGGAAGAGATCCGTCTTATCCGGAAATTGATTGAGGATAAGATCAATGTCCGCTAAAGGAAAGTCCGCACAGTATTATGCGGCTAATCCAAAAGCAGCCGCTAAAAAAGCTGCTTACCAAAGAAAGCTTAACAAGAAACCCTCCGTTAAAAAGGCCTCTGAAGAACGATGGTCAGAGAGACGTAAACGGGGAATGGCTGGTAAAGGGGGACCCGACCTCTCCCATACCAAATCCGGCAAAATGGTCAAAGAGTCTCCTAAAACCAATCGAGCCAGAAATGGCCACAATGGAAAGAGTGCCAAAAAATGAACAAAGGTAATTCCAAATCCTCGGGTCTTTACGCTAACATAAACAAGCGTAAGGCGGTTGGCACCAGTCGTCCCAAAAGTAAATCTACCATCACAAAAGCGGCTTACGCCAACATGAAAAAAGGGTTTCCCACAAAGACGTAATCCACCTTTTACTGACTCTACAATGACCCCCTTGCCGACCCCGGATTGGTACCTCCAGGAGATGTTTGCAATGACAGCTTCAGAAGCAAAACGCCTGTGGCGACGTGACATAAAGGCCTCTTGGGGAGACAAATGTGCCTATTGTGGATCACCCGATAACTTGACCATTGATCATGTTAAACCTAAAACCCTTGGCGGTAGAGACGAGGCTCGTAACCTTGTCCCTGCCTGCAAATCCTGTAACCATGCAAAGGGTTCTAGTTATTGGCTTTCTTGGTGGATAGGTCAAGACTCTTTTGACCTAAACAACTTTAGCCGAGTACTTTCTCACATCAACGCTTAAAATTAACATGCCTACTAAAGCTGCTGAACTTATTTCCGCCTACGGAAATATCTCTAATGCCCCTGGCCGTCGCTGCCAGGCACAAACCATTCAAACCCTTGCCGGAGAAACCTCCGCAGGCATTACCGAGGCCACAACTGTTGCTCAGGCCCACGAAGCCATTGCCGCTATCGCTATTGCGGATCGGGCTACAACCTCCAACAGCATTGGTCGTGCCACTTCCGTAACCACCTGATAAAGGGTAAGTATTATGCCTGCTAAAAACTCGTCCAAGACAAAGAAACCCGCGAAGCCTACCCGGCTTCAACAAACAGCAGATACAAAAGGTAAGGTGTTGACGGGACCTAAAGGTTCTAAGCCTCAATCTACCACCAGCAATCGTGTACGTACACAAGGTGGCACAACCATGAAAGCTCCGGGGCGCAGCAATCTTCCTGGGTCTCGTTCGACTAAGCCTGCTGCTAAGCCCACCCCGAAGCCTGCTGCTAAGCCCACCCCGAAGCCTGCTGCTAAGCCTGCGTTGCCACCTGGTCGGCAAGGTGGAGCAATAGTTCGTCAAGAAACTAAGCCTGAAAATCCTCGGCGTACTAGTGCTAGGTCACGTCAAAACACCGCCTCTCGTGGAACTACTGGACCTAATCGTGTTGGGCAACCGCCTGGTTCAGCTAACCGGCAGTTTGGAGCCAGTGTTGTCAACCAAGCTGTAAATCGGGCTGTGAGAAACACTCGACTGGCTGGAGTAACACGAGCTGCTGGCCGCGCTGCGGTTCCTGTTGCCATTGCTAATCAAATTGCTGATATTAAAGCGGGATTTGAAAAGCTTGCTCAGTCTCCCTTTATTCAGAAGATGACCAAAGGAGGCAAAGCTCCCAGTGCTGGTAGTAGGACCACTCCTAAGGCAGCTAAGCCTGCTACGGCAAAGCCAAAAATAGATAAACCTAATCTTTACGAGAACGCATACGATACCGGAGCTTCTCGTAGTGCATATGGCTTAACAGATAAGCCCAAACCTCAACCCGCAGCATCACAATCTTCGACCACAACCCGGAGTTCAACATCTACCCGGAGTTCTGCTCCAGCACGGTCTACGACTCCTGCTTCCCGACCGGCTGCGCGTCCAACCGCAACCACAGCTCCTAAAAGTCCTCGTGCAACTGCTTCACCCAAACCGCCTGGAACGAGGGGCATCGGTCCCGTTAAGAGTGGCGCAGAGTACGTAAGAGCAAAAGGCAGCATGTCGGAAACTGCCCGTCAACTTCGTGAAATGCGTAAACGTTCCGAAGAGCGTCAAAAGAAAAAATAAGCGGTAAGCCTACCCGTAAGGCGCTTGCCCTTAAACGATGGAAGTGTAGCTAAACCATAAACCCCTCACCATTGGGTCCTGTATGCCCCTACAGGGCCCCTTTACCCCGCTTTGGGTACATTCCCCCCTATGATCAAAAACAACCGCCCTACAGCCCCTTCTCTGACGGAGCAGTCCGTAAGGGATGACTTTCGGATCTTCCTTACCCTTGTGTGGAAGTCCCTAGAGCTACCCAAACCAACACGGGCACAACTGGCAATGGCCAAGTACCTCCAACACGGGGGGAAGCGTATCCAGCTACAGATGTTTCGTGGCTGCGGCAAGAGCTGGGTCACAGCAGCCTTTGTGTTGTGGATTCTGTTCTGTGACCGAGACAAAAAGATCCTTGTCGTATCAGCCTCCAAACAGAGAGCGGACGACTTTTCCATCTTTTGTCAACGTGTCATCCTTGACACCCCTTGGCTGTCACACCTTGCCCCAAAAGACGACGACCAACGCTGGAGTCGGGTCTCCTTTGACGTTGCTGGCTGTAGACCTGCCCAAAGCCCATCCGTTAAAAGCGTTGGCGTGACTGGACAAATGACAGGTAGTCGTGCTGACATCTTGGTTGCGGATGACATTGAGACACCTGGCAACTCCGCCACCGACATGATGAGGGAAAAGCTTCTCCAACTTGTCACTGAGTTTGAATCCGTGCTTACCCCAAAGGAAGACAGCCGAATCATCTTTCTGGGAACCCCTCAATCCAACTTCACCATCTACCGAACCCTTCGGGAACGTGGCTATACCCCAATGGTGTGGCCTGCTAGGTACCCACGTAACCTTGTCGGGTACGAAGACATCCTGGCAAAGGAGCTTCAACAGGACATCGACAAGCAAGGCATTGAAGAGCTGGCTTGGAAACCAACTGACACCCGCTTCTCGGAGATCAACCTCCTGGAACGGGAACAGTCGATGAGTCGGTCGAACTTTACCCTTCAGTTCCAACTGGATACCAGCCTTTCGGATGCCCTTAAGTTCCCATTAAAGATTTCCGACATCATTGCCATGCCCCTTGACGGGAAGGTTGGGCCGTCTGCCCTGGTGTGGAGAGCCGATAAAAGCACAACCCTTGACCTACCGGCTGTTGCTCTTCCAGGGGACCGCTGGCATGGACCTGCTGAAACCGGCCACAGCGTTCCCTGGGGGGAGACGATTACCTGTGTCGACCCATCTGGCCGTGGCAAAGACGAGACTGTGGCAATGGTCCTGTCACAGATCAACGGAAACCTCTTTCTAAGAGACATCTTTTGCTCCACCGACGGATATTCCGACACGACACTCACAGGAATCCTACGCAGGGCTAAGCAGTTTGGCTCCACAAAGGTGCTCATCGAATCCAACTTTGGTGATGGCCTGGTCATGGAGGTCATGAAGAAACACGCCATGGAGATGAAGGTAGGGGTTGAGTTTGAAGAGGTCAGATCCACCACCCGAAAGGAAGACCGAATCATCGATACCCTTGAACCAGTTTTGAACCAGCATAGACTCGTAATCGACACCCGCTTGGTCACTTGGGACTACCAGTCCAATCATGACATGGCCCCTGAGGAACGCCTTCCACGGATGCTCATGTATCAGCTGACACGCATGTGTAGGGAAAAGGGGGCCGTTAAACACGACGACAGATTGGACTGCCTTTCCCTTGGAGTGAAGTACTTTCAGGATGTTATGGCCGTCTCCCAAAAGGAGCAAGACAAACGCCTTCGGCACGACCAATGGAATCACATGCTTAGAGCCTTTGTGGAAAACCCCACCATGGCTACTGACATGCTAGTCCTTGGAGGGAGTTTTGACCAAGTGACCACTGACTCAAAAAGCATCCAATCTTGGGTAAAACCCATTAATGGGTGACCCACGGGTGACCACCCAACAGATAGGTTGCACCCTAATGCTGAAGACCGGGGGGGAAAGGGGGGGGAAGGAGACATATTAATAGCTATAGTAAGCGAGCCGAAGGCGAGCGTTAACTGGGCTAGAGATAGAATATCTAGATTCTCTGTAGACTATTACTACTATAGAGATGAGCAATGACTAGTTATTAATCTTTATATTACTTCTCTCCTCCCTCTCCTTAGTATATCATAGTAGTTATTTTCAATAACCGCTATGGTATGGCTATAGTACTATTAGTACTATGGTACTATAACTATCCCTATTACCAACTCCCTTTATCCCTCCCTCCTTATGTCTGCTTGTCTTGTCTGGATCACTCCAATGGCTGAAGACCAGATCGTCTACTGTGCTCGTGTGTCAAACCCCAAAGGGCAGAGTGAGGGGCAGAGTCCAGAACGACTTCTCCGCTACCTTGCCAAGCACAAGCACTGGAGTCCCTTTGAAATGGCTTCAGCCTGTATTGAGATCAATACTACTCGGGACATTGCCGCTCAGATCCTTAGGCATCGGTCATTCTCCTTTCAGGAGTTTTCCCAAAGGTACTCAGAAGCTGGTCTCCTTGGTGAAGCAGTAGTGCCGGAGCTTCGTCTCCAAGATCACTCCAACAAGCAAAACAGCCTTGAGGATGACTTCGGGGTACTTTCAGAACGGTTCGAGGAACGCATCCAGGTCCTGTTTCGAGATGCCGACCAGCTCTACCAAGATCTGCTGGCTGCTGGAACCGCAAAGGAGTGTGCCCGAAAGGTGCTTCCCCTACAAACCCCTACCCGTCTCTACATGTCTGGGACTATCCGTAGCTGGATCCACTACATACAGATCCGGTGTGGCGTGGAAACCCAAAAGGAACATCGGGTCATTGCGGAGTCCGTTAGGGACATCCTCAAGGAACAACTGCCCAACATCCACGCTGCCCTTTTAGGAAACGACAAACCACAATGATGATGGACGCTACGAAGACACGCCCCCTGACCCAAAAGTTCAGAGACCTCTACGCCCTTGGTCATATGTGGCCGAAGTGGCTGAGGTTCCTATGGCTTGGTCTGGTGGTGTGGTCTGAGGAAAAGTACCTAGATGCCTTAACGGATCAGCAAATCACAGAAGCTATTAGGGGCTGGCACACACAGGAGCAGCTCCTTAACCCAGACCCCTTACCCATCATCACGGAGTCGCCCTCAGAGGTGCCTGGTCTTCCTGAGCTGCGCATACGGGCCCCATGGGTAGACGAATGACCCCTGACTACCCCTGTACCAAATGTGGTCAATGCTGTAGCCAGCTATGGAAGGTGCTTGAAAATCGTGAGGTGCATCCCATCATCACAGAACTCATCGAGCAGTTTCCATACAAGACCAGAGCGGATGGGTCCTGTGAAATGATGACGGAGGATAACCTATGCTCCATTTACGACCATAGGCCTGCGCTGTGCAACATCAAACAAGCTGCGGCCCGCTTTGAGGTGTCGGAAGCAGAATGGTTCAAGGTCAATCGAGATGGGTGTAATCAGCTTATTAGGGAGGCTGGGCTAGACCCTAAGTTCCTGGTAGTGCTGGATGACGGCTGAGAGGCCCCTAGAAGCGGCTAGAGCACCCCTCTGCCTCCTTCCGGGTGTATGGACACCCAGAACTCATCAGAGGGGCCTTCCTGGGGCGTTAAACGGGCAGGTCTGACATTTTGACATAAAAATGCAAACCCCTATAACGCTTACTGGTCAGCCGGAATCCCCCCCATGGCCCCCCTCCCGCCTAGAAAACGCGCCCACCCCCGCCCCCGCATGCGTTGGTTCTGTCCAAGCCGTGTCCAAATCGCATTGGCCAAGCCATCAGCCCAGTGATAGCAGTGCATCTCAGCCGTTGCGTAACTGTTGGATAGGCAGTGACGCAGGGGATTGGCCAAGCATCGGGCATGTATGTATAAGCTCAGCTGATGGTACATGCGTACATACATAAGTTGGATCTATACGTTTTGTATTTTATCTGTATGTTCACACTCTGTAACAATTCCCAGATCGGTTGCAGCGCAATGGATCTCAGCGATTAGGTGAGCAAGTTATGCGGTGAGGGCTTGTGATATTGGGCCACAGCTGCCATGCTTCCCTCAGCGAGCACCACCACGTCGTGCTCACACACACAACACACGATGACTGCTACCAACCTTTACCACTTTCAAGTTTGGAACCGTAAGCAAGGCCGCCATGATGTCCTAGCCTATCTTGCGGATACCCGTAGCGCAGCCATTAAGATGATCCGGGGTTTGCATCCTGAATGTGATTTACTCTACTGTGAGGTGAGCAGTACAGCAGCCAACTAACACGTCTCCCTCTGTTCTTTCTTTCCCACCAATCATCACCTAATCACATGTCACCCGCCACATCACGAGCCAACACACGCCACATCGCCTCGATACTGGGGCTAGCATCACAAGCCGACCTGCAGGCTGGGATCGAATGGTACGCCAGGGCTGAGCGACTAGGCCACCGGCTGGCTACTGCCTACTGCTGCACTTTTGAGCAGGCTGTCGGCGTCATCGCTGCACTCTCCCCCAACAACCGATGGCTCCGCAACTGTGCGGATGCCGAATCTATGATTAAGGCCTGGGCAGTAGGGGTCGACCCCGAGACGGTCAAGGTCTGTACCTATGGGGCTATGCGGTCTAAAGCAGCACAGATACTCGCCTTAGCATCCCCAGACAGGGAGACTATCACGGGCATCCTGAACGGTCGCAAAATCACAGCATTCTTCCTGTCCATTACTGGGGCGCCTGATGCGGTCTGTGTCGATGGCCACGCCTATGCTATCTGGGTTGGCGAGCGCATCCCTACAACTCAGACGCCTAGTATTGGGGTTAAGCTGTATGCGGATATCGCCAGGGCTTATGTGTTGGTGGCTAAGCGTAGCGCCTCAGTCTGTGGCGAGCAGCTGACCCCGGCACAGGTTCAGGCTGTAACGTGGGTCACATACCGGAGGCTGCTAGGACTGGTTGACTGAAGTGTGACGGATCATTACAGATCACGGGTTCAGTCCGGCTGGGCCCCTCAATCGGTTCTAGAGTTCCTTTAAGCCCACCCAACACACACAACACATGGCACGTCTTTCCCGCTCCTACCTAGACTCACTGGTTTCACAAGCCGCTACTGGTTTGCGCCTTGAGCCTAACGACCTCTGGCTAGAGCATTCAGCAGCTGGCTACAGCCTACTGCGGCGCTTCGGTGCCGGTGCCCAGCCTCTGGGCGAGTGTATGACCGCACGCGAGGTTCAACAGCTATTACGCGGTATCACAATTGGCGCCAAACTGGGGGCCCGATGAAGCGCAGCACCCGCTACATCTTGGCCAGCCTATTGTTCGCCGTACTGGTCAACGTTGGCCTATCCGACCTAATGGCCACACCGACTACACACACCGGAACCC